TGGCTGCTGTTAAAAAAGGTATGGTGCAAAGTGCCTTCCGCAACGCCGGGGAGGATACTTGGCAAATAACTATGGACGCGAAGTTTTTGACAGGACTATTTAACGAGTAGAATTATGCTGAACGGTAAAAGAGCGACAAAGTCGCTACTTGTTAGCGACTTCGGCAGCCTATATGAGGCGGTGTGCGAGGCTCAGACGATACTCGCTAATTACAAGTTTTACGATGACGTCCGGATACTTGCGGACACGGGCAAATGCCTACGTGTGATCAGGCGATATAAATAGCCGTGCTTTGGGGTTTGGGGAGGATCGAGGCCTCCCCACGGCTCGAATAACATTAACTAACGAAAGAATTATGGAAGTAACGACAATGAAATGGAGGGGTGCCGAGGTGCATTGCCTTTTCACCGGTGAGCAATACGTGTTCACGAATAGTTTTTTTGGACTGTTGGCGGTTGCCGAAAGGTCGGACGAGGATAGCAACTTGTTTACGGTCATATATGGCAACGAGAACGCTGCCGGATGTCCTTTAGGCGGTGACGTGTGCGCCATTTTGGCAGAACGGTTCATTCGCAAGAACGAACAACGCTATTTGCAAAAGGTGGTAACGTTCAAGCGCAAGAACGAGGATTTGCGCATATATTACATTGATTGTAAGGCAAAGAGATTTAACTAAAAAACCGCTGCGCTATCGGCATGACGGGCAAAACAATATGAAAAGAGTGTTGAATTTTGAGGTTGTCGCAAAGAACGACAACGCGATGTGCATCGAGGATGCCGAACGTTTCGCAAAAGAGAACGGAGGTCGCCTGCCCGATCAGGTGGAGGCTATGCTGATTTTGTCTGAGTCACGATTCCCAGAACTGTCGAAAGATAATTTCGGCTACTGGTGCAAATTCAGGCCGTATTATACTCACGGCTACGAGACAGGTTACGGGCAATTTCATGCCGGTGATGTCTCCAGCATGGATGCGAACGTAATGCGAATGAATCAGTTTTGGTGCGGCGTCATCGTTATCAAGGACGTGGTTTAGTATGAGATTGCCGACCGAGAACGTGGCACGTATTTCGTGCGAGGGTCTTGGCGAGTTCCGGGCCTTCTACAGGCATGGTGCGCTGTGGGAGGCTTGGATTAAGCCTGACGGGAAGGTTGAATTAGAATGTAAGGAGAAGGCCGGCGTCCTGCGGGATGAGGCCGTAAAACGAATGGAAAATGAACGAGAATAAATGGTTGGTCTTGGCTTATTATCCGAGTCTCGACCGCATTGTTAGAAAGGTGTTTGACAATCTGGCAGACGCACAGGCCGAATTTCGTGCCATTGTGGCGGATTTTCGGAGGATGTATTGGGGAGATAACAACGAGGACGGAACAAGGCGCGCGGGGGCTTTCGTGTCGTTCCGTATGTACATCCCCGAATTTACGGGAACGGCATACGTAGAAATTGTGAAGATATGAGTACTATCTGGAAAAGACGTTTGGCATGGTGGGCTATAATTACTTTGCCCATCGTGCTTGTGGCGATAAAGTGGCACGGCAACGGCCTTATGTTGCTCGGTTTGATATGGGTGTTTAATCTTAATTACTTGGAGGACAGGTTGAATGAAGAGAGAGATAATAGCAGTGAATGTTAGCACGGGGGAAAAGCGGATTTATCCGGATACTGGAGTCTGTGCCGCTGATTTGGGAACGACACGGCAGAATATAATGCAGCAGCTGAACCGCAACGGCAATGTAGGCTCGTGGCGTCTGTATGACACGCAGGAGACGCTGCAAAGACGTGTTTATGAACTGCAAAGGCTAATTAAGGAGGTTGAATCGTTATGAGAACTTATGTGAAGTTTGACGGCAAGGATGCCGTGCCGGAATGGGTTGAGGATTGCTTCGAGTGTATAAGCGAGCCTGCGCTGGGTGTCTGGGCTTTCTTCTGCGGTGGTTGCTTGTGGGAGGCGGTTCTTTCTGAGGATAAAACTGAGATGACATTCCATGACATGAACGGATGGAATTTCTATCAGGAACTTTTATTTGATATACGGGCTTATGCGGATGGTCTGGACGAGTTGCGTATGGAATATAGTATCATTGATGATAGGACAATTAAAGTACGATTCTATTATGATAATTGATTTGATTTTAGACCGCAGGGCGGGCGAAGAGTATGACCCAAGGCTATTCTATGCCGAGGTGTCCGAATACGGTGAGATATGGCCGGATCTGGCCTATCCGATAGCACGGGCGATGGACGGTGGCGAGGAGTCTGACGTCAAGGCGGCTCTTTGCGACTACGTGGAGGGCAACGGCTACCCTGAGGATATAGCCGAATATGTTAACAGTGTAAATTGGTTGCGATATGAAAAAGATATGGCTTAGGCTTGGCGTGACGATAGAGGCAGACGCTAAGGAGACGGTGGCGATATTGGCTGGTGATGGGAAAGTTCTTGCGGAGGTTATCCGCAAGAACGGGTTCGCTTTAATGGGGAATAGTTGTATTCCGGCAGAATCGAATAAAGAGTTAGGCATCGATAGTAACATTGTAATTGAATTGAATTAACGATGAAGAATATAATAGTTGTCAGAAAGACTTTTTACCCACCTCAAATTAAGGTCAGGGAGGGTTGTTGGCCGGTTGTGCAACTCGTGTCAAATAAAGGAAGTCGTGACATTGAGGAGGTACAGAGGTTTACTATTGATGCACCGGGCTCTTGGTTCATTGATAGTTGGAACTGTCACGTAGACGGCAGCGACTATGAATTTAAGTCGATGAAAGAGGCTGTCGAATGGGGCTGCGAAGTTTTAGGCATAAAGGATTATGTTATATCTGTTGAACTTTAAAATCGGTTTGTGATATGGAGAATCCGAATAGAATTTGGATTGCGGTGGCGATAGCGTCGCAATTCGCTTGGGCTGGCGCGGTGATAGCGTGCCACGCTGATAGTCCACTTGAAAGAAACGATGAACCGGAGGCCGTTGTGTATGAACCGCAACGGCAGCCGGGGCTTGACGAAAGGGGGCTGCTGATACTGTCGATGATGTACGTTGAGAGCCGTTTCGATCCGCTTGCGGAGGGCAGGGACAGCGACACGGGGATATTGCAGATAACGCCTGTATATGTAAGGGAAGCGAACAGGATTCTCGGCAGGGAGGAGTTCACCTTGGATGACGCAAGGGATATAAAGCGATCCTTGGATATGTTTGACGTTGTTCAGGGTGAGCACAACGGCAAGGGCGACTGGGCTATGACGGTGTACTGGCACAACAAGAGCGATGCTTATCGTGACCGGGTTGTTCAGGCATACAATTTGTTCCTGAATTATGAAAGGATGCGAGAGGTTGTGGTGGGGAGATATGGTAAATAACTAATCAAATAATCTTTATGAAAAAGAAAGAAGAACTGGTGACATTCGGACTCACCGAAAAACAGGCCGAAGAGGTGATGCTGTTGGAATCACGGATGATGGATGAGGCGGTCAAGTTCCGCTTTGTCAAGAAGGACGGCACGATAAGGGAGGCCGTTGGAACTCTGAAACGTTCGCTTATGAAGTTGGCTGACGGTACGCTCTGGCAGCCGAAAGGAGAGCCAAGGCCTGACACGGCAGGGGTTATGAAATTTTGGGACTGCGATAAACAGTCTTGGAGGTCATTCAACGTGGAGGGGCTGCTATGGAGGTAATGCTGGTGTTTGGCGATGCGGAAATCTGTGACCGCATCAACATGGAGAACCTTTCATGGAAGAGGTTCGCTGACTTTGATGCTTTGGACGAGAATCTGGAGAGCATTCGCAAAGGCGAGGGCAAGTTCGAGGTCATTGGTATTGATGCCTTTGTCGAGGACTGGAATGATAATGATTACATTAAGTCTTACCGTGCTGGTGAGACATATATGGCTTGGGTAAAAATCGGATAGAGTTATGGAAAGAAAAGTATTTGAAGACAATCTGTATGCCTTGGAGGAACGCTTCAAGGCATACGATAGAGATATGCATCAGTTGCTTGCCGACATGGTTGGCGAGAAAGGAATGACGCTGGTTGCGTTGGAGGCGCAAGATGCGGTTCCGACCGTGCTTATGG